CACTACTGACAGAATAAATATTGGCACAGGACCCCTTGTGGGTCCTGTGTTTTTTTGATATAATATGGGAAACCAGATTCTATTATGGGTTCGATTAATATTGTACACTTGGTTTCTGGGGAACAAGTCATTACCAAACTCACTGAGTTGAGAGACAAAGACGGAGAACCGTTTTGTTTCTTATTTCAGATGCCTATGGTTTTGAGTTTAGTTCCAGGTGAAACTGAAGAGCAAACCCAAATTAATTATTTTCCTTGGAGTCCATTTAGTGGAACCAAAGAATTTCGTGTTGGGTTTGAAAAAATTGTAAGCATAGCGGAACCATTACCTAATGTGTTTTCTACCTATGTTGAAATTAACCAACCAGTCTTTCCTCTTCTAACCCCAGAAGAGTTTGAGCAATTTAAAAAATCAAAAGGAGCAATTAAACCATGAGTGAAACACCTACACTAAATCCGTCTATTGTAGTTTTGAAGACGGGTGAAAAACTAATTACTATTCTTCAAGAAGTCTTTGAAGGCGAAGATGAAGATCGTAAAGGCATCTGCCTTTTGATGAATTACCCTTATGAACTAGCATTGATTGCTGCTCCCAACGAGACTAATCCCGAAATGGATCTTCAAGTCAAGTTTAGTAAGTGGTGTCCTTATTCTGTAGAAAGTTCCTTCCGAATTCCTTACGATGGTATTCTTACTATTGGTCAACCTGACCCTGGATTGACACAAGCTTATATGGCAAAGGTTGATGCTACAAAGGGTGCTCCTGAACCACAACCAGCGTCTGGTTCTGACGACAGTCCTAACTGGCAGCAACAACAGCAACTAGTTCGACAGGCAATTGCTGATGCTGGTGTTCCACCTGCTGTTACCCCCGAAGTAGTATGATTAAACTCCTCAAGTTAGACGGGCATTGGCTCGTAGCAGAGATTGAGGAACTGGGTGGCGTCGAGTTCGGTGACCCTGACTGTGTGCTAAAATACCCCTGTGAGGTATCTCGGGATGGAGCAGTGCCCTTTCCCGAGTTCAGCGACGACCGAGAACTGGTTGTTAGATCATCCGACATTACAGTAATCTGTGATCCTAGCGACATGTACACGGCACAATACTATGAACAGAAAGACAAAGAGACGGAATGAAGTTTTACACCAGTGTTCAACAGTCTGGGAACACTATCCTGGTTCGTGGTTATGATCATGGTCGGCAGTTCAGTGATCGGGTAAAGTTCAACCCGACACTGTTCTTGCCAACCAACAAACCTTCCGAGTGGAAGACACTCGATGGCAAACGTGTTCGCCCTGTCAAGCAGGGTACTATTAAAGATGCACGTCAGTTTGTTGACACTCATAAGGAGATGGCAGATTTTCCTGTGTATGGTCAGACACGATACAATAACCAGTACATCCTTGAGGAGTATCCTTGGGATGAGATGAAGTTTGATATGAACCAGATTCGTATCTTTACTATTGACATCGAGACTGGTGCTGAGAATGGTTTCCCTGACATCGAGACTGCCGACCAGGAGATTCTACTGATCTCCTTGAAGGACTCTCACACTGGTCGTATCACTGTGTTTGGTTCTCGCCCATATCAGGCGACAGACCCTGACGTGGACTACCTTGAGTTCAAGACTGAGGTGGGTCTGCTGAAGGCATTCCTTCACTTCTGGATCTCTAACTTCCCTGATGTAATCACGGGTTGGAACGTACAACTGTTCGATATCCCGTACATCATCAAACGTATCGAGCGTGTGATTGGGGAGAAAGAATCTAAGATGATCTCACCTTGGAAGAGTATTCTCTACCGTGAGATCTACATTAAAGGTCGTAAGCAGATTGCCTATGACATCAGTGGCATCTCTTGCCTTGATTATCTGGAACTGTATAAGAAGTTTACTTACACTAACCAAGAGTCTTACCGTCTGGATCATATCTGTTCTGTAGAACTTGGTGCTAAGAAACTTGATCACAGTGAGTTTGATACCTTCAAAGAGTTCTACACCAAGGACTGGAAGAAGTTCGTGGACTATAACATCATTGACGTTCGACTGGTTGACCAGCTGGATGACAAGATGAAGTTGATTGAACTTGCTATCACCATGGCATATGATGCTAAGGTGAACTTTGAAGATGTGTACTCACAGGTACGTATGTGGGACAACATCATCTATGTCTATCTGTCTAAACGTAATCTAGTAATCCCTCCCAAACATGAAAGCAGGAAAGATAACAAGTACGCTGGGGCGTATGTCAAAGAACCTATTCCAGGCATTTATGACTGGGTGGTCAGTTTTGACCTCAACTCCCTATACCCTCACCTCATTATGCAGTACAACCTCTCGCCAGAGACTCTTAAAGAACATAGGCATCCGACTGCCACGGTAGATCGTCTGCTGAATAAAGAGATTGAACTGTTTGATCTGTGTGGTCAGACTCTATGTGCTAACGGTACGTTCTACGATACCAATAAGCGTGGTTTCTTGCCTGAACTGATGGACAAGATCTATCAGGAACGTACCATTTATAAGAAGCGTATGCTCAAGGCGAAGCAGCAGTATGAGAAGACCCCCACGGTTGAACTCATGAAAGAGATTGCCCGCTGTAATAACATTCAGATGGCACGTAAGATCTCCCTCAACTCTGCTTATGGTGCTATCGGCAACGAACACTTCCGATACTATCGTCTTGCTAATGCTGAAGCGATCACCCTATCTGGTCAGCTCTCGATCCGTTGGATTGAGAACAAGATGAACGGATATCTAAATAAACTTTTGCAAACGGAGGAAGTCGATTATGTCATCGCTAGCGATACCGACTCAATCTATCTTAATCTTGGACCTCTTGTT